TCGGCCCGGTGTACAACAACTTCCGTGGCCTGCGCCCGGTCGTTGACGCGATCGGCGTGAAGGCAATGCCAGGTGGCGGCAAAGTGTTCCGTCGCCCAGAAGTCACAACCCACACGACCATCGGCGCAAGCAACGGCGAAAACGTTGCGCTCGATGCCGGCACGTTCGTTGTGTCAAACAACAACGTCACTAAAGGCGTGTACGGCGGATACGTTCGCCTGTCCGAAGAGGACATGGACTGGACTGAGCCAGAAGTGCTGGGCCTCATGGTCGATGACATGGCGCGCATCTACGCCAACGAAACCGACAACGTGGCAGCCGACAACCTGTACTCAGGTGCATCGGTCACGCAAGTGTTCAACGGCGCAAGCATCACCGACCCGGCTTACTGGGCTGGCTGGATGTACGACGCTGCATCAACCATCCTCTCGGGCTCAAACGGCAACCTGCCGACTCACCTGTTCGTGGCCCCAGGCCAGTGGGCAGCACTCGGCAAACTGTCCGACTCGGCTGATCGCCCACTGTTCCCACAAGTCGGCCCAATGAACGCCTTCGGCAGCCTCCAGCCCGGTGGCGCAGCTGGCAGCGCGTTCGGCCTCACGGTCGTTGTTGACCGCAACCTCCCAGTCGGCGCGCTCATCGTCGGAGAGCCCTCGGGCTTCGAGATCTTCGAGCAGCAGAAGGGCGCAATCCAAGTGGAAGCCGCTGACGGCTCGCTGTCGCGTTACATCAAGTTCCGTGGCTACTTCGCCACCTTGATGATTGACGCAACCAAGTTCGTCAAAGCCGTCTAAGTTCACTCCCTCCAGGTGACATTGAACGGTGGCAACTTACTCGCTCACCCATAAGCAGGTGGTCAGTAATGTTGCCATCGTTCAACTGCTTGAGCCTCACAACTTTGAGGTCGGCCAGTCAATAACGCTGTCGGGCATTAATGCCACGTGGAATGGCACGCACAAAATCCTTGCTCTGCCGGAGTACTACTTCGTTGGCGTATCGCAACAAGGCGATTACCAATACGACACTGACACCATCATCCCAAATCAGGTGCAGTTCGCACTGACCACGGATGACGTTGATCGAGCAGCTGCCACCGGCACATGCACCTACTCGGTGACCTGCTCATGGATTGTGCTTGGTGACCTTGAGGATTACCTCGGATTCACGTTTACAAACCCGAGCGCTGACCTTGACGTAGCGAACATGGCCTTGAGCGCAGCCAACCAATTTGCGTACCGTAAGCGTGAGGAATCTGGCTATTTTGACTCGCCTAGCAATGTGCCGGATGGCGCGGTCAAGCTCGGCACTGTCCAGTACGCAGCCATTCTGTACCGCGAACGTGGCAGCACCGAAGCCTTTGCATCGTTTGACCCACTAGCAACAGGTGGCCCGGTGACTGGCAACTACGGTCAGATTCTGCGCCTGCTCGGAGTCAATAAGCCACAGGTGGCTTGACATGTCCAACATGTTTAAAGCTGGATACGACCAGCTCGTAACCAAGTTGCAGACGATTACCGGGCTGCGTGTCTTTGATGATCCACGCAACCTCAACCCACCGTGCGCGCTAGTCGAGGCACCGACCATCATGATGGCAACCAACGTTGTTGCGGACATGGAATTTCGTGTCGTGGTAATCGCGCTGGGCACCGGCGATAACAGGACGCTTGACAGCCTGCTTGATCACATTGACCTAATACGCGCAGCACAGATTGGGCTCACCGATGCACGACCCACAACGGTGTCATACGGTGGCGCTGACTACCCTGCCTACGAGCTCACGATACGCACCAAAGTAAGCCCATAGGGCTACTAGACTGCCCTCGGGCAAGCAGCGGCCCTCGACGTAGAGGAGATCTGCTACATGGCCAACGCAACCACATACCTTGCCAGCCCAACATTTGGCATCGGTGCCAACCTTGCCGGCATCAAAGACCTGACCGACCAGTGCAAATCGGTAGTCATCACCAAGTCGCGTGAAGCGCTTGACTCAACGTCGTTCGGCAACACAGGCCGCCAATTTGTCGGTGGACTCACCAACGTGACCGTCACGGCAACGCTGCTCATGGAATACTCGGCAACGCCAGGCACCTACGTTGATTTGACAACGCTTGTCGGCACCAACGTGTACGTCGCAGTCAAGCCAACCTCGGCTGGCATTTCGGCAACCAACCCTGAGTTCCAAATCACTGGCGGCTACCTTGAGTCGCTCGATCTGGTGAACGGCTCGGTCGGTGAACTGTCCGAAGTGGAAATCACCATCACTGGCGGCGTGCTCGTAGAGGACATCACGGCGTGAAACTGACAATCAAGGTGTCGTTTAAGACACCAGCAGCGGAGTTGGTTACAGAGCAAGTCACAACGACAATCGCTACGGCTGCTGCGTGGGAACGCAAGTTCAAGCGCCGCGCCAGCGATCTGCAAGCCGGTATCGGCATCGACGACATCATGTACATGGCGTGGCATCAGCTCAACGTCAACAAGCGTGAAGGTCGTGACTACGACACGTGGCTGCAATCCGTAGAGGACTTCGAGGTAGTGGAGACTGCCAACGCAAACCCTACGGAAGCCACAGCGTCCGCCGCCAGTTAGCGGAACTGCTGTTGGCTACTGGTTGGTGGCCCCCGGACGTTGAGTTTGATTCTGAGGATTTGGCTACCGTGTTACTGCTGGCGAGAAAGCAACAAAACCGTGGCTGAGACATCCGTAACCGTTGTGGGCGTGAAGGAGACGCTACGCGAGTTGCAACGTATGGAGCCTGAGCTTGCCAAAGAAATTAAAAAGGATTTTAAGACGATTGTGGATCCGATTGTCAAGGATGCTCGAGGCAAGGTTGTGAATCTGCCGTTGTCGGGCATGTCACGTAATTGGAAGGGCGGACGTTTAATGCCCTGGGCACAAAGCGCTGTTAGCAAGAGCATCATTGCGCGGTTCAGCAATCGCAGGCGTGGAAACAGCCTTGCGGTGTTCAGTGTGACAATGAAAAGCCCGGCAGGCACAATCTTTGACATGGCTGGTCGAGGTGCACCTAATCGGCTGGCATCGGCGTTGTCAAGTCTGTATGGCGCTCCGTCGCGTTTGATGTGGCCTTCGTATGAACGCAACGCTGATCAGGTGAATAACAACCTTGAGCAGGTGGTGGAGAAAATCAACAAGGCTACGACGAATAGACTGACTCGCTAATGGCTGTAACAATCCCAATCATTTCCGAGTTTGACGGCAAGGGCATTAGTAAGGCCGTTGCCGAGTTCAAGAACCTTGAAGGCGCTGGCGCTAAAGCCCAGTTCGCCCTCAAGAAGGCTGCCCTACCGGCAGCTGCTGCGATTGGTGGCCTGGCTGTCGTTATTGGTGACGCAACCAAGGCAGCCATTGAGGATGCCAAAGCACAAGCGTTGCTCGCCCAGGCCATTACCAATAACACGCTGGCCGGGGAAGCCAATGTCAAGGTCGCTGAGGCGTTTATTGAAAAGACGATGATGCAAGCCGCAGTGGCTGACGATGAGCTACGCCCAGCGCTTGCGTCACTTGTCCAGGTGACCGGGGAGATGACTTCCGCACAGGATGGATTGACGCTGGCGCTCGATGTTGCAGCCGCTACAGGCGTTGACCTAGGTACAGCCACAGATGCCATTGCCAAGGCTTACGGAGGCAATACAAAGGCCCTAGGCACGTTGCTGCCCTCAGTACGCAGCCTTATCAAAGAAGGCGCGTCACTGGACGAAGTGTTTGCTGCTGTGGCTGGCACGGTCGGTGGATCGGCAGCCGTGGCTGCCAACAGCGCCGAAGGTCAGATGAAACGCCTATCGCTTACCATTGGCGAAACCAAGGAATCCATTGGCGCAGCGTTCCTGCCGATTCTCGAGCGCCTACTGCCGGTACTGCAAAAGTTCGCTTTGTACGTACAAAACAACACCGACAAAGTGCTGGCGGTCATGGCAGTCGTTGGTGCGCTGGCAGGTGCAATCCTTGCGCTGAACGCGGTCATGAAGGTCATTACGGTCACGCAGTTGGCGTTAAACCTTGCGATGGCTGCCAACCCAATCGGCCTGGTCGTGACAGCTGTAGCGCTGTTAGTCGCAGGCTTTGGCGTGCTGGTTGCTAAGACCGGCAGCGTCACTAATGCGTTCAAGACCATGGGCAACTTCATCATTGGCGTATTTGAGAGCATTGCCAACAGTTACGTCAGCATGATCAACCTGGTCATCCGTGGACTGAATCTGTTGCCTGGTGTCAACATTGGTGAATTGAGCGACATTAATTTGCCGCGCTTCAGCATGGGTGGCGGAGGCGGTAGCACGGCTAGTGGCAGCGCCCCGGTTACGGCTGGCCCTGATCGAGTGGAGCGCATGATTCAGATACCGAGCCTGCCGGTGCCCACGCCATTGTCGTTGCCTGCCCCGACTGGCGGTGGTGGTGGTGGCGGCGGTGGCGGTGGTGGTGGCATGACCGTTATGCCGTTTGACCCGACCGTGTACGACCCCAAGAGCCGTTACTACGATGTGCCAGCCGCATTGGATGCTGCCTATGCGCCTAAGCAGGCTGTGTACAACGTGACCGTGAACAGCACCATTGCTGACGAGCGCCTCGGTGACACGATTGTGAACGCGCTGAAACAGTACAACCGTCGCAGCGGCCCACTTGACGTTCAGATTGCGTAGCCATGGCTGCTTCAGTTGTCCAATCAGGTAGCTACCTGCTCGAGCTTGACACAGGCTTTGATTACAACTCATTTCGGCTGGATGACGCAACCAAGGGCGTGTTAAACAATACGAGCTTCACGCTTGGCCCGAATACTGGCTACGCAGACATAACGGAGTATGTGACCGAGGTGGCGTACCGGCGAGGTCGTCGCAACATTGACGATCAGTTCGGTGCAGGCACCATGAGCTTCCGTATGACCGATGAGACAGGCATCCTCGGGCCGTACGACACTGCCAGCCCTTATTACGACCCAGCTAACGACAAGCCTGGGCTAGCGCCTATGCGTCGAGTACGACTGAGCCGGGCATCGGAATACCTATTCGTTGGCTACGTCATTGCCTACAACTACGAGTTCGCATTGGCTGGCCCTAACGCAGTGCAAGTGACATGCGCCGATGACTTCTATTTGCTGTCACAAACGCAGTTGGCTGCGTTCAACCCGAGTGCGGAAACCTCGGGCGAACGCATTGACACCGTCCTAGCACTGCCTGAAGTGAACTACACCGGAACAAAAAACATTGATACTGGTACTGTGAACATGGGCCACGACAGCTCCTACAACGTGGCAGCCGGTACGAATACGCTTGGCTACATCACCCAAATCAACCAGGCTGAGCAGGGCCGTGTGTTTATGAGTCGAGCAGGCGTACTGACATTCCAGCCACGCATCGGAGCCACGCTCAGTAGCCCGGTCATCGTGTTCTCGGATCAGGGCACCAATACCAAGTACGACGAAGTGGAAATTGAGTTTGACGCTGATGGCGTGCTGAATCGCGCTTACGTGCAGGCGCTTGATGGCAAGACGGCTACGGCTGAGGATTTGAGCAGCCAAGCCACGTACTTTATTCAGTCGCAGTCAATCACCAACAGCCTTCTACATCAGCAGGGCGAGATTGATGACCTGGCTGACTATCTGCTTGAACCTGAGCCTGCACCGAGGTACACGGCTGTCAGCACCAATTTTGCGTTGCTGACCGATGTGGAGCGCGGCTTGGCTGCCACCGTGGACATTGGTGACACCATCACAATTACCAAGGATGTCACCGGCATCTCAAGCCTGACCTCGGAACTAAGCGTTGAAGGCATTGAGGGCCGCATTGACTTTGCTAGCGGTCATCGGATTACTTATTACACGGCCCCGACAACTGTGGTGTATCAACTAATTCTTAATGATCCGGTGTACGGTCAATTGGATAGCACAAACGTGTTGGGCGACCCCACACCAGCACCACCAGTTATCATTGACCCTGAGATGATTACTGTCGGTTTTGACACCACTGCCACTTGGACTGATGGTTTGACGTATTACTTTGGGACAGTATTCGATACCGCAATCTCGACCGCGCAACGTCGCAAAATCTATTTCAGTCAAGCAGGAACAATCACAATTGCCGACGTGTTCACTTATGCTTCTGGCACGGCCGGATCTGCAGAAGCCTGGAGTATGAACATTCGACTAAACGACACCACAAACTATTTAGTGTCAACCTTGAGTTTGGCGACAGCTGAACGCCGATTCGTCAACGCCTCAATGAGCGTTCCAATTGCGGCAAATGATTATGTTGAGCTAACGCTTGGCCCAACGACATGGGCTACTAACCCGACCTCCGTTTTTTGTGGCGGCTTATTGAAATTTGTACCTGCGTGAACGTATTAGGATGATGAAACCATGACCACGCCATTCCCATTCGTGTCCGGGGCAGTGCTGACAGCGCAGCAACTTAACGACATTACGAACCTGCCAATTAACGATCAGACAGCCAGCTACGTGCTGGTAGTCGGTGACGCTGGTAAACGCGTCATTATGAACAATGCAAGCGCAACAACCATCACGGTCAACAACTCAGTGTTCACGACCGGTGACACAATTTTCATTGCCAACAAAGGCGCAGGCACGACAACGATTACGGCGGGTGCAGGCGTAACAATTAACCCGGCTGGATCCTTAGCGGTGACGCAATACGGAGGGGGCACGCTCGTTGCATTGTCCGCGTCAACCTTTCAATTTTTTCCCATCGGTGGCGTAAAAGTACTTAGCACCGATTTATTTTTGGTATCTGGTGGCGGTGGTGGTGGCGGTATTGGTGGCACGCGCGGTGGCGGCGGTGGCGGCGGTGGCGGTGTGAACACGGTGACTGGTGCGCCACTTATTGCAGGCACCTACACAATCACAGTCGGCGCAGGTGGTACAGGCGGTGTTCAGGATTCTGGTTATCCGGGTGGCGCAACCTATTTTGGTGGCTATGGTTCAATTGGCGGTGGCGGTGGCGGCGGTGAAGAAAACACGGCCGGCTCGATCGGTGGTTCAGGTGGTGGTGGCGGTCGAACTAGCGGCGCAGGCGGCTTAGGTTTTTCAGGTCAAGGCAACAACGGCGGCACAGGTTCAGGAGATACGGGCGCAGGTGGCGGCGGCGGTGCAGCATCGGTGGGTTCTAACGGCGCAGCGAACACAGGCGGCAATGGTGGAACTGCAACAACCAACAACTGGACTGGCACCACGTATTCAGTTGGTGGCGGTGGCGGTGGTGCAGGAACCACCACAGCAGGCACAGGTGGCACAAATGCAGGCACAGGCGGCAACACAGCAACACCGACACCCACAGCAGGTGCAGCCAACGGCGGCGGAGGCGGTGGCGGTCGATGGACTCTTGGCAACGGTGCGGCAGGCGGCTCTGGCGTGGTAATTATCAGGTTCCTGACATCAGATGCCACCAAATTCAGCATTAGCACAACCGGCTCACCAACCACAGGAACCAATGGTTCCTACACTTGGTACAGGTGGACTAGCTCAGGAAGTTTGGTTTTGGCGTAATGGCACATTTTGCATTAGTTGATGACACGAACACAGTGCGCGAAGTCATTGCAGTTGGCAATGATGATTGCGCCGGTGGCGATCTACCTGAAAGCGAACCAGCAGGACAAGCATTTTTGGCATCGTGCGGATTGCACGGCCATTGGGTACAAACGTCATACCACGCCAACTTTCGTGGCAAATACGCAGGCATTGGCGATACATGGGATGGCACTAATTTTGTGTCAAAGGAAACCGAATGAAGTGGGCACCAATACTCGAAGATTGGTTGAAAGCTTTCGTCGCTGGAAGCGCCGCCGTATTTATGACCGGAAACTACGATCTAGAAAACGCGCTAAAGACCGGGCTCGCAGCAGTGCTGCCAATGATCTACGCCTGGGCAAACACTAAAGACACGCGGTACGGTCGCAAGTGAAATACCCGGTCAAGCCAGTAGTGCTA